ACTCGAACCTGCAACCTCGGGATTACGTCACATTCCACATAGTGGACAAATTGGATGCGACACTTTCGCAGGTCGAAACAGTTGCAGTTGCGTAGCGCGCGCACATTTCGGCGATTAGGGCAAGGATTGCAGCCATGGTTATACGTAAAGCGTCAGTTCCGGTTGGCTGGGATGGGCCACTGGCTGATTACAGGCTTCACCTGCTTGGAACAGGCCGTTCGGTCGCAACGACGCGCCTTCGAGTTGACTGGGTGCGCAGGTTTGCTAGGGCTGTTGAGTGCGGCCCGTGGGATGTGAGGACCGTTGACGTTATCGAGTGGTCAGCCGTTCACATGTGGGCACGAGACACCCGACGGTCGGCCATTCAGTCGGTCAGCGGGTTCTATTCGTGGGCGACGTCGACGCGAACGGTTCTCGTCGATATTTCGGCGTTGCCGTCTGTGAGGGCGTCTGCCCCGGCCCCGCGCCCGGCGGATGACGAGGCCGTGAGGCGCGCTCTCCAGTCGAGTGATTGGCGTGTGCACTTGGCGGTGCGGTTGGCCTCGGAGATGGGGTTGCGGCGGGGCGAGGTCGCCCGCGTGCGCGTGAGCGACATTGTGCGAGACGGGCGCGGCGCGTCCCTGATCGTGCACGGGAAGGGCGGGAAAGCGCGAACGGTGCCCATGCCGCCCGGTCTGGTCGCCGCCGTCGAGGCGCGCGGGCCTGGTTGGACGTTCCCAGGGGATGACGCCGGGCATGTATCGCCGGAATGGCTCGGACGGCTGGTCACCCGCGCGCTACCACCGGGCGTGACGATGCATGCGCTTAGGCATCGCTTCGCCACGCGGGCATATGAGCGTACGGGTGACCTTGTGTCCGTTCAACGGATCCTAGGGCATGAGTCGCCGCACACGACGCTACGTTATCTAGCGATTGCGGATGAGGCGTTGCGGGCCGTCGTCGAGGCGGCGGCTTAGGCGCGGCCCTCCAGGGAGCGGATGCGTGCGTCGTAGTCAGTATGCTCCCGATCCCTGGTTGTGCGTAGGTCCCCTATCTCGTGCCCTAGTCCTTTGACTTCACGGGAAAGGCTTTCGACTGATTGGCGCGAGATGAGTACGTCGGCGGCGGTTTTCATCTGCTCGGTCTCGATACGGCGCACAGTCTCACCATTGGACGTGAGAGCGGACTCAATCCGCTCGATTGCGCTGGAGTGCGTGGCAAGCGCGTCCTCTAGGCGGCTCACGGCGTCGGCGAGGCTGGAGCCATGGTTAGGGCTAACCTGGGCGTGGATTCGCCTGGCCTGAATGAGCGTTGCGGCGCTGGTGACGATGGCGGCGACGCCGCCGAGGCCGCCTAGGGCGGTGATGACCTCAGAGACGGGCGTCATTCGTCGCCCTTCGGGACGTGCGCGAGCGCGGTCCCTGTACCGAGGACGGATGCAACGAGGGCGACCCAGAGGGGCGCGGCCTCGGATTCGATCACGCCATAGATGACCAGGAGCGGGACGGCGGCGGTTACGACGCCGTATGCCCACCTGCGCACCTGTGGAGTGAGCCAGCTGACGGGCTGTGGAGTCATCTCACTGCTCCTTCATTGCGGCTGCGATTGCGGCGGCGAGGCGTCCTCGGCGACGGTCAGCGTCAGCCTTGATCGCCGCAATATCTCCATCATCCAGCGAGCACTCGTACGAGTTTTCGAGTCCGTAGGTCTTTACGAGATCGCCCCAAACCTTTGCGGACGTCATCGCAACGACGTCTGTAGGCGTGACCGCGTAAATCGTATTTGTCTGGCGCGACTTGATGAAATGCATGTTCTCCTCCATGAGTGTGTTGGTGTTTTCGTCTGTTGCACCTAGGCGCGAGGGTGCCCCATTTTGCAGTTCGGTTGCACGAGCTGCGAGTTCTGTGAGCCTGTCCTCCCACTTGCCTGGACATGTCGTTGCGTAGTGGTCTTGGTGTCCACTGAGTGGGAGGTGCCCGTATTCGTCCCAGAGATCGGCGATGAGTTGCGCGACGGTTTCAACGTCATCGGCGTCGCACTCGGGTCGGCATTCGATACCGATGGTGCTCGAGTTTTGCCCGGGGCAGTGCCATGCTGTATCACTGGGACTCACAAGCTGCGTGATTTTCCCTGCGGATACGACGTAGTGTGCACTTGAGTTTCCGTCGTCTCTGCACAGGTATCGCACTACACCGTCGTGTGATTGTCCAAGCACTCCCCAGTGATGGATGATGATCCCTGAGATAGGTGCTGATCGCCCCCGTGATCGGTTTGGCGATGAGACCGTCTGGAAGGTTATTGACAATTTCGTTCCTTTCCTTATACTGCGAGTGCAATCCAGTCAAATGTTGCATCATCGCCGTTTGCTGCACTCGTATCGTTCCAGCCGTAAAAGCTGAATCCCGTCGTTGTCACGTTGTAGATCGCAATTCTGAGTCGTTGCGATGTACACGAGATCGCCATGAATGGCGGCGTCGCAAACGGACGCGGGAATGTAACGCTTTTGGAGTAGGTTTCGTTTGGCTTGTAGGCTCCGAGGCCGACGCGGCCAGTCTGGATACCATTGGCGAGCTTGTCCGTTACTTCCTTGAGTTCAGCGAAGTTTGCGTTCACGTCTTCGGCGCGAGCAATTTCGCCGGGGACAAATGTTTTCATTGGTTGGATCCTTCCTGATTGTTGGTGAGCTGGAGTTGGGTCTTCCAGCTGTATGGAGTGATGAAGTGGGTCACCTGAGTTATGAGTACGTTGACTTCCTCTCCCCTGTATTCGACGCGCGCGGCGGTCATTGGGTCGAAGGTTGCAGCGACGCTCATGTGTATGGCGCGGTCGGCGGGTCCAGAGTCGTGGGCTGCCTGCACAGTCAGCGCAGAGGGCGTTGGGTCAGGCCGGACAGCAGCGAGATATCTACGCGCAACGGATTCAAGATCAGATGCAGGAAGGGTCACGTCGACCTGAACAGATGCCCCGCCCCAAACGGTCGCAGCTGTCGGGTCGCTCACTGTTATTTCCGTGTCGTCGGCGCGCCATTCTGATTGCTCTGAGTCCCACTTCGCGCCGTGGTTTTTCAACGTAATCTGTGCAATTGCGTCGGCGGAACTCCAAGCTACCTGCACGCTTGTGTACGACCAGACGCCGGCCGCTGGCGCCGAGGCGGCGGCGTCGGTGAATCGCACCGTCGGGATGCGGGGCCGCGTTGTTCTGATTGCGACCTCACCATTACGATTGACCGTCCATGAGCCGAGCACGGATGCGACGGCGGCATCTAGGTGCTTTGCAAGGTTGGTTTCCCAGACGATAGGCGGGACGCTTTGGGCGAGCGCGCGTGTATCCAGCGTGTAGATCAGATCTCTGCACGTGCGCGTCAGACGGTCGATTCGGAGCACCCAGTTTTCTGAGCCGTCCCCTTCTTCGTCTGATTTTGCCCCGTATCGTGTTATTGCTGCCATGCGCGCGACATTATCGGAGGCAGTAAGAGTAGTCTCATACGCGATTCGAGAACCTGGCTTATGCGGGGAAATCGCCAGGTCAGTGAGATAGCCCGTAAAGACGAACTCTCGGGTCGGCCAGTGCAGTAGACGTATAGGTGTCCCGTGAGCCATGCCTGTTACTCGAGGGGCCAAGCCGTTGACGGCGCGCGCTGTGAGCGTACCTACCTGAGCTGTGAGCGCGGGTCCCGTTGAGGCCACACCTCGCGTGACCGTGATGTCTGTGCACGGCCCGGTGATGTCCTGCCAGGCAATGGTCTGTGATGCGTCCGAAAGCCACGTTCGCGTATTCCAGCGATTCAGACCCCATTGGAGAAACGTGGGGTTTTCAGAGCCACGTGTCCATGATTCGCGGTTCCACCTGCTTTGATTCCAGCGCAACCCGTCTATCCCCTGCAATGGATAGAGAGCCTGCAAACTGAGCACGTCGCAGGGGCGCGGATTGGCAGGAATAGGAGTCTCGTCGCTAATCGTAAGGATTTCGACTGCCCCGGACTTAATGCCCTCTAGGTCGATAGCGATGGAGTGGCCGAACTGATCTGATTGAACAATTTCGTCAATCAATTGAGCTTGGTCATAATGGCGCGCGTAGGAAGCGATTCTGACAATAACGTTTGACGCTAGTTGCCTGGCGCGGATCCTTAGTCTGACTTTGATCTTGTGTCCAGGGACCAGGCGGTCATAGACGAGTCGAAGTGTCTGCGCGCCGTCTTCGAGCGTAAAGTCCCACTGGCCACCGCCGCTGCGTTGAACACGCGCGCCTTTCCAATCACCGACAATCGGTGGAGGCAGAATTGTTGACATTGCACTCTCTTATCTATCTGCGCCGTTGAGTCGCGTGTACTTGCTGATGGATTGTGCGATCACGCGGCCCGCGTCAATCGACGGGTGGAGCATGTTCGCAGTCACGTGGATGGTGACGCCGCCGCGGGCGCGGATCCCGGCCAGGCCGCTGGCGTCTGGGAGGCCGAGCGACCCGGCGTCGGCGGCGGCGACCATGCCCGTGAGAGCGCCGAGGGATCGACGCACTGCGCCGTAGCGTGACTCCAGGCCCCTGATGAAGCCTTCGATCACGAGGCGACCGGCTGGCGTGAGTAGGATCGCGTCGTAGTCGGCTGGACCCTTCCAGGAGGTCAGGTTGGAGGTGAGGTTGCCGAGCGTCGACTGAACGGATCCGATCATGGAGCTGATGCCGTTGATGAAGCCCTGGATCAGGGACTTACCGGCTCCGATGAGGAGCGAGCCAAGGTTGCCGAGCGCGGATAGGGCGCGGGATGGGAGGGATGAGATGGCGGAGATCGCAGAGGACACGCCGCTTGAGATCGCGCCGGTGATGCCGCTCCAGGCCCCTGAGACGGTGGAGGAGATGGATGACCAGACACCGGAGAATACGCCGGAGATGACGCCGAGCGCGCCCGTGATGTACCCCTTAACGATGGAGAGCGCCCCGTTAATGACGCCTTGGATGCCGCTCCAGACGCTGGAGACGATCTGCTTAATGCCGTCCCAGACTCCCTGCCAGTCGCCGGATAGCGCCGATGTCCAGACCTGGATAATGCCGGAGATGACGCCTACCACGGTGGAGATCACACTGGAGATGACCTGCCAGACGCCGGATACCACGGTGGAGATGCCCTGCCAGATGGTGTCCCAGTTCGCTGCGAGGCCTTGGAAGACGTTAATGATGAGATCAACGATGGGCTGACCATAGGATGCCCACGCGGCTTGTAGTTGTGGCCAAACGGCGTCCCACGCAGCCGTGATCTGCGCCCAAGCGGCCTGTAGGGCGGGCACGACGTTGGTTTGGAACCATTCGACAACAACACTCACGGCGGCTTTGATCTGTGCCCATGCGGCGTCAACGGCGGCGCGGAAGGTTTCGTTGTTCTGGTAGAGCGCAACGAAGATCGCTACCAGGGCAGCAATGGCTGCGATCACAAGGAAGATCGGGTTAGCGGCCATGGTGGCATTGAGCGCCGCCCACGCGGTCTTAGCTGCGCCGATGATCGTCTTGATCTGGTTGAAGGTCTTGAAGCCCGCCACGAATGTCCCGATCACGGCGGCGGCGGCTCCAATGGCGGGGCCGAACTTCTCGAAGAATGCGACAACGCGGGACACGGCGGGCGGGACCGTCGTAGTGAGCCAGTCAATGAGGGCTTGGAGGCGGGGACGGACCTCGGTCTGGAAGACGGCGGCGGCAGCTTTGATCTTCGGGACAACGGTCGCCTGGATGCGGGCGGCGAAATCCTGGAGGGCAGGAATGGCAACGTCCTTTGCCCATGTCGACAGCGATTCGAGCGCGGGCACGAGGTGGTCAAGGGCGGCAGACGCGAGGGCGGTCACCATGGGCAGAACCAAAGTGCCCGTCCTGGCGGCGAAGTCGCCGAAGTGAGCCTTGAGGACCTGGATTTGGTGCGCGAGGGTATCGCCCTCACGGGCGAACGCACCGTGGGCGTCAGCCGTCTGCTCCATGATGAGCGCCAACGTCGCGGCCTGTTGAGCTTCATTATCGAAGGAACCACCGACCTTCTGGAAGCCTAGTTCGGCGGCCTTGGCGTCAATCGAAGCTTGCTTGAGGGAGACGCCGTAGCGCTCAATCGGATCGCGCTCCCCTTTCAGGGCGCTGGAGAGCGCGGCGACGGCGTCGGAGGTCGAGCCGCCGAACTGGGCAGACAGGT